TAAAATTCTCCATATAAAATACTAGTATTTTTAATTTTAAATTAAAAATTGAAGTTTTATTACCAAATTTATAGATTGTAAAAATGACAGATTTTATTGTATTTTTGATGATGTTTCTACTGTTGATTGCTGTAATTCATTTAGTAATAGCAATTATAATAGTAGACAAACAAATGGAGTATAAACAGTTGCATGTTCACACTTCATAATTTTGGTTCTTCATGTACAAGAGGTGGCGAAGTCCATTCTGCAAATGGGATAGAAGTAGATGTTGACCGTTCAGAGGCTAATAAAATGGTAAGCGCTTCTAGTTTTTTTTGCAAAGATGAAATTCTAGGATATTTAGGTAAGTTGCGAGCAATATATTTCCATTTCCATTCAAATTGTAAAGCTGATTGCCAAGTAGGAAATCCAGAAACATAACAAACCCGATTCCATTTACCGCCTTTAGAAACAATACGTCCAGTTGCTTTAGCACCTCCTTTGATTTCTCTGTTATGTTGACGCAATCGTCTGTTTACATCAACAGTTGCACCCACATATGTATTATTATTGGATTGCAATAAATAAACAAACATATATTTATTAAGAATATATGTTTAATATAATTATCTAAAGAATAGCTATGACAGATGCCGTTATGGGAGCAATTATAGGTGTTGGTATTTTTATTGTTATTTGTCTTGCATGGACAAATTATTCAAAAACTAAATTAGAAGGTTTTGCATCAGGAAAAACACCCGCAGATGTAGTTAAAAAAATCAAAACAACGAATAACGACCTCTCTGACATTTTAAATAAATTAAAATATAGATCTTCCTATGAAGATATTATATTAGAAGCGGAATCATGGGCAACAGATACACAACTTCAACTATTATCGGCAGGTGTAATTGGGGTTAGTTCTATAGATGATTCTATAGAACATGTACGTAGATTCAATGAGTTAAAAACATTTAAAACAAATTTGAATGAGTTAATTAATGTATTAGACAGTACATAATTTTATTTTTGCAAAAAATGATTTTACATCTTCTTTAGATCCACCACATAATGTATAATCAGGTATGAAGGATACATTACCTGATTTAAAAACAACAATGGAAGGTACACCTTGAATTTGTCTTTTTGCACGTAATCCGCTATAAATGTCCATGTTGGTATCTACATCTAAACAATAACATGGATAAGGACAAGTTTGTAATTCTTCAAATACATGTGGTTTAATAATTTGACATGGTTTGCACCAAGTAGCTGTTAAAAACACAATAAACATGGATTTATTTTGTTTTTGAATTTCAATAAATTCGTCACGTTTCATATATTTCATTGCAGAATAAAAGAATAGAAATAAAACTCATCTAAGTGTATTTTCTTAATCTTTTTCTGTTTGTTTTTCTTTTTGTTTTTCTTCTTTTCATCGTATACTAGATTCTAATAAATCTAAATGTGTTTTTAAATAGCGATGAATAGGATAATTCAACATGATGACCGGTTGGGTATATCTACATCATTAGTAGGTTTTTAATCGTAAAGTAAGTTAGATGAAGTCTTTGTTAGTTTGTTTTGGCATTTATTGTATACCTATATTTAAAATAAAGAACGTAAATTTTGCAAATGTCGTATCGTTAAATTTTTTTCTGTGCATAATTGTTGCAATTGTCGTTTGTGTTCATCATTAAAATTTGTATTAAAGATTGGTTTATGCTTATCTTTATCTTCATCTGTTGCTATATTATTGAATACTATTAAATACAACAATGTACTTACATCTTGACTTGTTAATGCATTAACATCTTTCGGTATTTTTTTAATATCTTTTGCTAGTAATTTTTTAAATTTTTGATCATAATTTGTTTGCACAATTATAAAAAATACGTGAAAATTTTCATAATTTGCTTTTGCTTCATTCATTAATTCATTTTTATTTATTGGAACATTTTCACAGTGTAATTGTTCTGGGGGATTTTCGCCCATTCGTATAAAATATTTATACCGTTTTAATAATAATGGTGGAGTCATAGTAAAAAAGTAATTAAACATATTAGCCATCAACGTTTCCCATCTTAAACGTCTAGTCAACATTAAATATTTTAATTCTTGTTTGTATTTACCCAATGTTGTCATTGGAACAAGTACTTTAAAAATGTGCTGATCTTTTATAAATTTAATATATCTATACGTTTGATCTGTATTCAAAGTATCAATTTGTTTTTCTATAAATTTTACTTCTACAAGGGGTAATGATCCTTCGGGTATATCACCCATTTTTTTCATTGGATTTTTTATTTTGGAAGTGATTTGTAATGTTTCATTGATTACTTGGTTTAAATTAATATTCATAAATACCATTTTGGATCTTGGCGTTCCAATATTATTTACATCTTTTACATGATCACCCAAATATAATTTTAGTTCTTTTGTTAGTTGTTGTGTGTATCCGCGTATAACTTCAACAAAATAGGTTGGATCATTTTTACCGATTGTGATGCATTCTTCTATGATATGTTCCGTATTTAATGTTGGATTCAATAAAATAGTTTCCATCATAAACATAATCCACATTTGACAATAGCCATTTTCTTTTGCATGATCATAAGGTAATAAATTTTCAATACCTTGAAACCCATATTGGCGCATAGGGCACAGTTCATAGGGAGTTTTAAATACAGGAGTGTATATACCTAATATACCCATGACATCTTGTTCAAATAATTCTTTTAATTTTAAATTAAGTTTATATTCATCATACTCATCATCACCCCAACCAGTTTGTTGGCCGTGTGGTTCATATCTTTCTACAATTCTTTTAAACGGACGATAAATAAGAATGTTTACATGTGCACCTGGTGTTTTTGCATTACCCATATACAGAGTAATAAAAATAACATCTGTTCCTCTAACAATACAATCAAGCATAGATTGTGCAAGAGTTGATGAATATTGTAATTGATTCTTTTCAATATGGTAATTAATTACAGCACCGTGATAAATATTTCCTTCCGTATTATTGTATAATAAACAGGGGGATGCATATTTTTTAATTAAATATATGTATACGAATACCATGTAACGTCCTGCATTGTAAAATGGATCTTTAATTTGTTCGCCACTTTTTTGAAGACCTTCAATCATATCTTTAAGTGAATTTCCTGGAGCATTGTGTGGTTTAGGTAAAACAACCGTGTGATCGTCTACATCTTTGTTATCATCGGTTGGTAGAAGAACACACTTTTTTCCTATTTGATTTGTACCGTCTGGACAACGTTCACAAAATTTGGTAGTTTTATTGTAAGTAAACAATTTGGGACATTTTGCACCGGTACGTGGTATTTGAATTTTTTGCTGTATTGGCGGAGGGGGAGGTTTAGGTATTGGAGCAGGCACAGGCGAAGGCACAGGCGAAGGCACAGGCGAAGGCACAGGAACAGGTTTAGATAAGTTGTTACGAACACAATGGTTATCTTTTTTTCTATAACTGTAATCTTTTTTGCAACGTTTTGCAGTTCCGCGATTATATGAATCTTCTAGTTTCTGCACAGGCTTTAGCACAGGTTTAGGATCTGGTTTTTGTAACGGAATAGGTGCTGGTGCAACATCAATCTTTTTGCGAACACACCGTTTTGTTTTTTTAACATTTTTATACCCCTTTTTACACTTTTTTTCTTCTATATTTGAATACCAATCCATATAATATCTATATATTTAGTTGAAAAAAATAAATAGATTATAAAAATGGATTTTCTTCTGTTATTTCATACCTTTCACCATTATGCTTGTAGACAGACGTATTTCCTTCCATAGACTGGCAATACATTTGCCCAGTAACTAAATTATGATGGTACTTGGTAATATAGTCGGTATCCAAGTTGGTTGGTTTTTTAAGACGAATATACAACAGACCAGATGAAGTTTGAAGAAATCCACAATGTTGGGTTGCAAGAGATTCCATATACTTCACAGGTAGCGGTTCTTTGAAATAAACTGTATAGTGATAGTTGTCGCATGTAAATACGTATTCTATAATAGTGACGCTAATCTTAAAATATTTTTCAAATCGTTCTGCAATGAGGTTAGGAGCAATAAAAGTGTTTGCAGTGGTCATATAGAGGGAAGTAGTCATTTTAGTTAATTTATAGGTTAACTGTATTTCAATTCAATTTTAAAAAAATACCTGCGGGCAGAAACAGTTAAATAATATAGCAAAAGTTACCTTGTGTATAGAAGCCGATTAGACGAATAGAGTGCGGCAGACGTCCATTTCCAATGATGATTTAATGTATCGTTTTTTCTTTAGATTCTTGATTGGCGCCCAGGGTGCTTGGTCTACAGTAGCTTCAATTGCGCTGTAAAAGGTCTCTGCAACGCTTTGAATGGTGAATGGCAACCCATACTCGGGCTCTTGATTTTTTGTTGCGAATATGGATGATTCCTCTGAATCGTACGAGAAGTCGTCTTCCATTTCAACTTCTTGAATTTCAAACGGATTTTCTGTAGTTGGCACCCAGTTGCCTGATTCTTCGTCCCAAATGACAACGGAATCTGGCTTAGTGAAATAGCGATGGTACGAACCATGTTTGTTTACGATGAATTGTACGACAGTGTCCACAGTGTTGGGGTCAAGTCCTTTTGACGCGTCCAACGCTACTTTAATATCGCCACCTCGGGTGGAGAGCGGTTCCTGTCCAAACTCAAGCATCTTGAGGATTTTGGCAGGAAGTATATTCTTGAAGTGTACGAAGTAGTACGAACTGTTGGATGTCGCGGACATCACGTAATCAACCCGTGATACCTCACATTTCGTCCATGCTTCCAAACACTCAGTAATGGCAGATGGTGACACGGGTTGGTTGTATGCGAACACGAAGAGAGAGTAGTTGCTAGCCATGATTTGAAGTTAACCGGAATGCATTCACTATATTATAAAAATCGTTTCAATTTTTTTAATCAAAAAATACTGCCCCAAAATTGTAATTTTTTTACGTGCAAATTATTCTTGATTAATATATCGGTTAATTCTAAACGGTGTTCTGTATCAAACCTTTCATCTATTATTTGTGTCTTTTCATTGCCGTTTGGTGTTTTTTTGAATCTTGCTAAAAACAATAAATTAGATATATGTGTTGCATTTAATTGTGCAACATCATCTTTTACTTTTTAGGTATCTTTTTCTTTAAAAACTGGTGGTTTATGTATAGATCATTGGATATTCTCCAATATCTTTGTGTTTAAGGTTGGATTTAATAAAATAGTTTCCATTATATACTCCATAATTGACAATATCCTTGTTCTTTTGCATTGGCAGGTAATAAATTTTCAATACCTTGAAAACCTTTTTTATGAGGACATATTTCATCTGGAGCTCTAAATTTTGGTGTAAATTCTTTTTTACATCGGGTTGCATCTCCTTTTGGATATACCATAGTATATCATTTTGTGCCACCATATTTTTGTAACCTTTTTTTGTCAAAATTTGAATAAGAACATGAAAAATCTACAAAAATACATTCTGCACAATTTTTTACAAGATGTAAAATATCAAACAATTCTATTATATTAGTTTGGTTTCTAAATAAATTAATATATTTACCTTCTTCATCAATTAATAATAGCACATTGAAATCTTTTCCTTTCATACCAAATTTTTTATTAAACATTTTTTCATTTTCAACATGTTTTTTGCTTTTATCTTTGGAAGAAGCATATGTCCATTCTAATGCATCGTCGCCTTCATCACTATCGTTACTACTGTCACTACTGTAACTACTGTCACTTTCATAATCTTTTATTTTCACTGTAAATTTTCGTGTAAATACTGTTTTAACTTTACATTTTGCCATTTTTCTAGATTTAAAAAATGCAACAGAATATGTATAACTCATAGTAGGATTTTTACATAATTCTTCCAACATTGTTTCCATTTCATCTTCTATTGTTTTTATATAATCACCATGTATATGTTTAAATGAACCATCTATTTTTATTGGTTGTAAAGATGTATCTATAGATTGTATTATTTTTGGTAATTTTGTATATGTACATATACCATTTTCAACAGCACTTACTCGTGTAACTGGACATGGAATATGCTGTTCGTATAATAACATGCTATGACATATTGCAAGTAAACGAACTGTACCTTTATATTTTTTCATTTTTTCTATAAATTTATCATATACATCTTTTGGTTGTATGTATCCACATAATTTATAAAAATCAAGTTTATAATAAATAGTACTTGAATCTATAAAATCAAATAAATCATGTATATTTATATTAATATGGTCTTTTAACATAGGAGGATCATATTTAACACTGCGTAATGTATCTATATACCATGTATCTATATTCCAACTACATTTTAATGTTACAGATGGATATGTATATGTATCATACATTTGTATATATGGAGAACGTAATTTTAACATACCATAATGTGTATCACGCGCTCCTTTAATTGGTTGTAATAATAGTTTTAAATTGCCATAATATTTATTATCATTTTTCCATTTTCCATAAAAAATTATATTTTTATTTTTATATATAAATTGACCATTACCATGACGTTGATTTTTTTCCCAATGTCCATCATATATACCGTCTGCATAATACATTCTACCCAATCCTTGCATATAATCTTTTTTCCATGTACCAATATAAATATCTTTATTTGTATACGTCATTTTTCCTTTACCATCTTTTTGTAAAATTTTCCAAGTACCTTCATAGGTTTCATGTTTGTTTATATATTGAATTAATCCTTCACCATCCGTTTCATTTTTCCATATACCTTTGTAAATTACGTTTCTATTATCTACAGTAAGTGTACCTTTTCCGTGTATATTATCATTTTTCATTTCTCCTTCATATATATCTCCATTTTCAAATATATAAATTCCCATTCCATTTTTTTTATTTTCAAACCATTCTCCTTTGTATGATATCTCGCCATCATAGGATTCAACCCCATGCCCATGTTTTAACCCATTTTTCCAATTACCTTCATATTCTGCATTAGTTTTTTCATATGTCATTTTACCAGTACCATTTGGGTCTCTATATTCTCCACTCCATATACCTTCATATACAATATTATTTGGGTAATATATTATTCCTTTACCTGTAAATTTATCGGTCCACACACCTTCATATTGTCTTCCATCTTTATATTCCATTATTCCTTCGCCGTGTATACTATCATTTTTCCATTCACCACTATATATAGTTCCATTGGAATAATACATTTTTCCCGTTCCGTGTCTAACATTATTTTTCCATTCACCCGAATATGTTTGTTTATCTTTTATCCATTTCATTGTTCCTTTACCTTCAAATCTATTATTTACAATATGCCCTTGATAAATAACCTCATTTTTGTAATTCAGTATTCCGTACCCGTGTGGTTTTCCATACCGGTTTAAATTCCCTTTATATATATTTCCATTTTTAAGAGTAATTGTTGACATAGTATTTAGATAGATTAATTTGCAATAGATTGTGTAGCAAGCCGATCAGCTTCTCTGTTTCCAATAGAATGTACATCTTCATTTGTAGTATGTGCAGTAACGTGTAAAAGTGTAACTGAATGTTGTTTGACTAATGTATGTAGTTCTTTCACTAAATCTACATTAGGAATGTCAACAGGCCAACCCTTTTTATGACATTTATCTCCATAGGTTTTTGCACACAGCATAGAATATTTGGAATCGGTATAAATACCAATTTTTTTGTATTGTTTAACTAATTTAATGGCTTCAATGACTGCGGTTAATTCAGCAACATTATTGGTTAATTTTCCAGTAGTTAGCCGAACGCTACAATTAAGCGGATTATTTTCAGAGAAATAAATACCGTATCCAGCAGTTGCATTTTTTGTTCCGTTTCGGCTACATGCGCCATCCGTATAAACAATAATATCATAAGTTTCATCTACTGCAGGTTGATCTAAATAGGTAGGTCCATTTTTGTGAAATTCTTCAGCTTCAGCATAAGTTTTAAATTTTTTATATTTAGGTTTTTTGTGAATTTCTTTTTTGCAATCATCCCATGTTGTAAAAATACCATTTTGTATATGTCCAGTATAGGTTGCGTAATAAGGCATATACAAAATAGATGAATCATTTTAAACTATTTTAAAATAGTAGATAAATATATGAGTAAAACTAATACATCTACACCATCTACACCAACTTTACTTTTTTATATAGGAACTGATACAGATGATGAAGAAAACAAATTAATATGTATAAATAAGTCAACAAGCAAAATAACTTATTTTGTAAAATATGATATACTAATTCTTACTGACAAAGAGAAAAATCGTATAGAATTTTGGATTAAAACTATATCAGCAGATAATATAAATATATATGGTTTTAAGAGACCATATGGAGAAAAAACATGGAATACTGAGGTGCTCACACATTTTACTATAAATGAGTTATCTAGTAATTATATAAGTTGTACAAAAAAACCAAAAAATACAACTAAAAAAAATGTAGCGGCTGTTTTGCCAGCACCATCGGCAGCTCCATCGGCAGCTCCATCGGCAGCTCCATCGGCAGCTCCATCGTCAGCTCCATCGTCAGCTCCATCGGCAGCACAACCCTCATCAAATAAATTAACATTTTCAATGAATACAAATAGTAAATTAGTGGCTTCATTAAATGGACAACAAACAGGCGTATTTGATATAGGTACAACATTAAAATTTAAAGATGACAATGACCGTACCACATTTTTTAAATTAGACAAAATTAACAATGTAAACCCAATTACGATTTCTGGTAAATTATATGTTAGTGGAGGATGGAAGACAGATGCCACATTACAATTAGTTGATAAATTTGTAAGTTGTGACATATTTGTATCTAGAAATTCACAATCACGAAATAGTAAATCAACTACGCGAGATAGTAAATCAACTACGCGTGATTCTCAACCACGAGATACAGTTGTTAGAAACAGACCCTCGTCAACTTCACAACCAGATAGAAAATCAACTCAAAAACAATTTTGCAAATCTGAAAATAAATTAAGTATTCAAGATGTACCTTCAGTCAATATAAACGGTTCTATATTTAAAGTTGAAAATTGTTTAACCTATGAGTATGCAACTACAACATTTTATAAGAAAAAACAAAATTCAAATCAATTTCGTATTACCAAAATTCAAATTAAGTATGAATGCACACCAACTGAAATAACTATTTTTCATGGATATACATTTAATACTACTACAAATACATGGAATATTCAATTAAGTAAATTAGTATTAGATACATCTACAAATAATCAAACAGGTATTAAACAATATCATTCTGTGAAATTAGAAGAGGTTACGGGAAACCCTATTATTGTTGATGGAATACGTTCACCACAAGAATGCACTATAGGACAAAATATTTTACATACAGATGAAGTATATGAAAAAGGACAAGAATTAAAATATATGAAAATAGTGTTACGATCAACCCAATCTAAATTTTTTACACCTATAGAAATAGGTAATGCAACACGTCACACGGATAAATCATTACATATTGGCAAAAAATTAGTTACATTTTTACCATTTGATAAAAATTCAAAAAATAGTATAGATTTAGCTTTACAAGCATCTAATGCCAAAATAGGTCCACAATTTTTTGGGTATTATGTTGTACAACATAATAAACCATCTAAATTTGTTTGTTATTTATTGGTAACAGAAGATGTAACTCCATTAGTTGTAGGTACTAAGCGAGCTAATGCTTCCACGCTTGCAGACAAAATTATAAAAAGTAAATTAAAAATACACCCGGAATTTACATATGAAAATATTGGTACTGTAAAATCTGGTATGTTTACTAGTACAGTTGCTATAAATTGGGAATATTCTAAATATAAATCTAGATATGACGAAATATTATCTGATCCTGAAAGAGAAAAAATAATGATGGAAGATTTTGATCGTCCAACAGAACAAGTATTACAAGCTATCGCTCCATCTACTTCAGCACTATTACCCAATTCTTCTCAAACTTTAAGTAGAAATGTATTTGACAATGTATGGGACAATCTTCCTGTTGCAGAAATTGCGGATGATCAAGCTGACAGATCTTCAGTTGTAGATCCTCGTAGTTCAACTAGTTCAGGACCCCAATCTGCTGTAAGATTACTTGATGCAGCAAATCCAGATGGTTTTGATGGTTTTGATGTTGTTGATAATTTTGACGATGAGGAATTTGATGCAGATGAGTTAATAAAAAATAATACACCATCAACTGTATTGCCAAGTGAAGGTACTCAAAATACACGAAGGTTAACAACTGTATACCCAAGTGAAGGTACTCAAAATACACGAAGGTTAACAACTGTATACCCAAGTGAA